GAAGTCCCCTTCTGATCCCTTAATTCCACGCTCAACCACTGTCCTAATCCTGAGTGTTAGGCTCATTGGCACGATTGTGTTAATCTTTGCGTGTGGTGTAACAAGGGTCCCGGTCCCGGGACTAGTGCCTTTCTTACTAGTTCCCTTTGGTGCTAGCCGCTCTGCTTGGGTCTGCTTTACCTTACCACGGACTTCTGCGACTGTTGGTGGGTCACCATCTTCAATCTTTGCCTCGACCCAATCGATGTCGGCTTGGTCAGCCAACACCAGTTCTTGCATAACGCTATAGTTCGCACCTTCAATGAGCTTTGGTGCGTCCCCGAAACGCTTGGCAACCTGCATCAGGTAATGAGCGTGTTGCTTGCTCTGTACCATCGTTTCTTGCTTACGCCACAGGCCAAACGCCTGATCTTCACTGAACTGCTCACGTGCTTCAAGCAGCAGCTTTCCTACTTTAATTTTCCCTCTGGCGACTTGCTTGACGGTTTGATCGACCGCCTTGTTTATATCGGTTGCAAGTGCGGTAAGCGTAGACAAATCGGCACTGTCAATGCCGTGATGCCACTTACCCTTTCCTGCGTCGATAGGCTGTAACGACCCTGCTGGGCCATCTTTTGATGTTGCCATACTTCGTCTCCATCATGTTTAAGCCATCTGTTATGGCCCAAAATAAAAATAACGCCACAATCCAGTCGGCGTTTTGTGTAAACCAATCAATCATCGTGTGCACGGACTTCCTCCTGACCAAACACCGCGTCCTCAATCCTCATGACGAGGTCCGCAATGCCCTGTAAATGAGCGCCACCGCACTTGCTTATGCGGAGTTTACTTTCTAATATCACCTTCCCGTCCTCTGAATCTTGGTCGGTTATTGTGATTACGTAGCCTTCTAGGGGCTGAACTAAGGGAGCTTCGCCTGACATCATTCCTCCTCAAACATGCGATCGAAGCATTCTTCACAGGTCCCGCTTATGCGAAATTCCCGTTCTCCTGCTTCGGTGTGGATTTTAGGTTTGGCGTCTTCTTCACAAACCCAACATTTGCCCTTCTCTGTAAAGGCCGTGGCGGTGGTTGCTATTTCAATCAGCACGTCGTTCAGTTTAATAGTCATTGTTCGCTCCTGTGCGGCACTGGACCCCCATTATAGCACACCGGGGGGCTGCTGTCAAGTATCTGTTCAGTCCGGGCATTTAAAGCGGATTCGGTCCCAAAGTGGGAGGTCGCACTGTTCAATTTCCGGGTATTGGCCTCTTGGTTCGCTCTGCGGTGGGTCGATGCTTGCAGCCTTCACTGTAAACAGCACCACAGCTACGATTATCAAAGCCCACGCTAGAAAGCCCGCTAAAATGATCGTGACCCACGTGTTGGGTCTTATTGTGAATTCAGCTTTAGTCAGTTTCATCCAAGATTTCCTCGCCTACTGTTATGTGCCATTGTATCCATTCGTCCTCTTTGAGCGGGTTGTCCTGTGGGTTGTGCTCAAAATACCAGTCGATTGCGTTCATGACGGTTTCAAAAACCCCGTCATTCCCATTCAGGGCGTCTTGCAGCCCTTCTTTTACGTCTTTATCGAGTTTCCTACTCATTCAGTCCCTTCCCCTGTCCAAATGCGAAAGAGTGCCGCCGCTATTACTGGATTGCTGTAGCCATTCCAGACTGAGCTTATTACCTCGGCATTCGATTCGTCTGCGATTTCCATCACGTAATAGGTCAGGTCTTTCTTGCTTGCTTTGCCTGCCCCCATGCTTTCTATCGTTTCGCCGCGCTCGATTGCGGCTGTTACTAGCTCTGTTACTCCGGGCATTACCATGTCTCCTCTGGTGTGATTTCGCACTTCTCTGTCATTTCTGTTACAACGTCGTTCAGCCAGTCTTCCGTCTCGTCTTCCATCCCCAAAAGCTCCTGAAAGGTCATGCAACCGCGTGTGTGCCACGTTTGCAGGAGCATTTGCTTCAGGACTTTGGTTTCGGCCTTGTTGAGCGTTACGCCCATTTCTATTTTGTCGTCGTCAAATCCCACTGTCTTCTCCTAGAAGCCACTCGTTTTCGTCCTCAAACGCTGGGTGCGGCTCAAAATCCCGGGCGCTGGTTGAGCTTGGTTGCTCGGCCAACACGAGGATTATGACTGCTTCGCCAGTTCTCATGTCGGTTTCGACGGTGAAGTTCCTCACTTCATGAACGTCGTATTCGCCTTCTATGTTGGCCATGAGTTTCAGCCCTTCCAGCGTTCGTTTGTTCAGATGTTGTGCGTCCATTTCTTGCTCCTGTAAGTCAAAAAGCGCCCTCGTGTTGAAGGCGCTTGAGTCTTACACGCGCTTGTAGATGTTCAGCCCGATTGTTGCGTCGGTGCCGGGGATTTTTGCGTTGCCCCGGCTCGTTGCGATGATTCGGGTCTTGCCGCTTTTGCTCAAACCGAGGTCTGATTCGAGGTTGACCTTGATTGTGAGCGTGTTGCCTTCTACTGTCATTTCCATGTTTTCCATTTCGTTCTCCTTCGGGGTTGACCGGTCCTTCTCGCCGTTTGTGGCGCGGGGCCGGGGCCGACCCCCATTGTACCACAGGGGGGCCTCGGGCACAAGTCCTGTTCCCTCCGCCGAGAACTAGGACCGGGGAGACCGGTCACGGTGAGATTCCGGTGTTTCAGGCCCCGTCGTTCGGGGCTGGTCTTCGGTGGTCCTTCTGGTCCTTCTCTCTCAAAAACGACGAAAGAAAAAGAAAAGGGACTCCCCCCCGAGGGGCATTCGCGAACCCCCCCTCCCCCTCGATGGGTCTACTGGGCGAACCTCGGCGGTCCTCGGGACCGGTCTCTTCCGTGGGTCTGTTCGTTGTCCGATTCCAGTGGCCGGGGAAGCCCGCGCCTCCGTCCGCGCTTCGATGCGCCCGTTCCTCGCGCCGTTGGGTTCGCTCTACAACGCCTTGCATTCCCAGAAACGTGTTCCAAGTTCACTGTAAAACCCCTTCGGGGCTTGGAACGTGTTCGCGTAAGTCGCCCGCTCTCCCCCCTCCCCTCACGGTTTCCCGGGGTTCCCGAACGTGTTGCTTGTTCCGTGCTCGTCCTCCTTGTGGCCTTCCCGAAGCCCCCGAACGTGTTCCCAGAGGCTTGGGGAAAGTGGCCCGGGTTGCCCCGGGCCGTTCCTCCTTAGCTGACCGTGTTCAGCTGCTTGCTAGCGGCCTTCAGTGCGGCCATCACGTCCTTGGCGGTTGCCTCGCCGCGTTTCACGCAGCCCCGGACGATGTTGCCGCTGTTCATCCGCTTGGCCCCTTGGTTGCGGTTGGCGTACCGCGTTGCCAGCGTCCCCGGTTCGAGCTTCTTGAGTCGCTCGGCGGCTCCCATCACGGCTTCCGGGCTGCTTCCCCTCAGCATCTGGGCAACTTCGTCGCCGTTGTCCATGCTGAGATTCCCGTTGGCCAGCTGGGTCGTTTCGTACCCGGCTTTGTACGCCCTGAGTTGCTCGCTCTTCGAGCGCTTCGGGGTTCCCTCCACTTCGGTCGCTTCCGCTTCCGTCGCGTCGTGCTTCGCTTGCTTGGTCATGTCGTGCTCCTGTGTTGCGTCGGGGGGCGGCGGGGCGGGTTGCCGAGCCGCCAATCCCGACGACACCCCCATTGTACCACAGCCGGATCGCCGTGTCAAGTGCCGCGTTCGGAACCCGGACGACGCGGGGTCTGGGCGTGTTCCGCCCCCCGGCTTGGGGTGGGGTTCCGCGCCCCGGGTGGGGGGGTGGCGGGGTGTTGCAAAAAAGGAACGCGTTCGTCCGCGTCAAAAAGAACGCGAGACGGGGGAAGCACCCCCCCGAACGGAGGACCCGCTGTTCCGCGTTCATAGGGGGAGCACACGGGCTTAATCCTCTTCTCCTCAGCGCCCTTGTCGATTCTTCTTTTTCCGCGTGCGCGGGCGCGAATTTTCCCGTTTTTTTCCCTAGGGATTCCCTTGCGCAGACTTGACAGAACCCCCCGCGACGTGGTATACTGGTCCGCATGAGAGAATCATTCTTCAGGAACCTTCCGCCTTTAACGATGGAAGAAGCTGCAAAGCCAATGTCCTTGGAGGAGCGCACTTACATCCTTAACGAAAGGGTAAAGCAAATTGGCCGAGCAAGAATTAGAGTTGACCAGCGAATCATCAGCGCCAGCCGAACTGAGCGAACTGAGATTAGCCGAACTGGAACTTGATTCTCAGGAAAGGATGTTCTGTTATGAATACCTTACTGACTATAATCCTGTACGGGCAGCTGTTGATGTCGGTCGGGCTGGTAGTGCGGGTCGCAAGTTCCTCAGAACTCCGAAAATTGCCCGCTTTATTAGGCTTCTGTCTGATGAACTTATTGCTGATAGCCTTATTACAAGGGATATGGTACAATATGAGCTACTTCATGAGTATCTCCCGAGGGCAAGAGGTGACGTTGCTATCAACGGAGTCGACCGGGATGGTATTGAGTTCGAGGGAAAAGTCACAAACATGGCAGCATATGGTAAAGCACTCGATATGATGTCCAAGCACTCCGGTTTTACCGTCCCCGAAGTTGTTGCTGGTGGCCTATCCATTAACATCAATTTCGACAAACTAGGGGTTAATGATGCAACCCCCGTAATCGAAGGAGAGTTCAGTGAGCAAGCAGTCCCAAGCAAAGAAAATCCAGAAGTTGGCGGCTAGACGTGCTAAGCGTAAGCTACCTACCCCGGGAGATAACACACCGGTCGAAGCGGCCCCTGTTGAAGAACGGGAACCGTTAGACCATGGCACTGAATCTTCCGAATGAGTGGGTCGCCCGCGATTACCAGTCCCCCCTCTTTCAGTACTTGTTTGAGGGGGGTCTTGAACGAAAACGCGCTGCGGTGGTATGGCATCGACGATGCGGTAAGGATTCGTGCTGCCTCCAATTGTCGGCTGTCGCCTCCCAGATGCGTATCGGAACCATCTGGCACATGTTGCCTACGCTCAAACAAGGGCGGAGGGTAATATGGGACGGTATAGACCGGGAAGGTCGCAGAATGATCGACCAAGCGTTTCCCAAGGAAATGCGGCAGATCGACAACCCCATAAACAACTCCGACATGCAAATACGCATGCGGAACGGCTCCATATATCAAGTAGTGGGGTCCGACAACTATGATAGCCTCGTCGGAACAAACCCCGTTGGCGTTATTTTCTCCGAGTACGCCGTTGCTGACCCTAAGGCATGGGATTATATTCGTCCCATCCTCGCTGAGAACGGCGGCTGGGCATTGTTCATATACACCCCTCGTGGAAAGAATCACGGTAAGAAACTTTTTGATATGGCTTCGGGTAATCCTAGGTGGTACAGCAGCCTGCTTACGATCGAGGACACGTTCCGGCCAGACGGGACCCACGTTATCTCTCCACAGATTATCGCTGAGGAGAGAGCAGAAGGCATGGCTGAGGAGAAAATTCTTCAAGAATATTTCTGCAGCTTTGAAGCAGGTATGGAAGGCGCGTTCTACACGAACGAGCTTAATCTCGCAGAGCAAGAAGGACGCATTGGTCACTTCCCCCACGACCCCATGCGCACAGTCCAAACGTGGTGGGACATAGGATTTAGGGATGCAACTTCTATTATCTTCACTCAAAGGGGCGAAGACGGCAAGCCGGTTATTATCGACTACGCAGAAGGACGGAACAAAGCTCTTGACCAATGGATTAGAGACGTCCGATCCTTACCGTATGACTACGATGAGCACAACGGGCCGCACGACCTTGAAAACACCGATTTCACAACCGGAAAGACAAGGAGGGAATTCGCGGATGCGCTCGGATTCCCGTTCGAAATTGTGGCGAAACTCCCGGTTCAGGATGGCATAGACGCAACGAGGGCTATGATACGTGTCGCAAGATTTAACGAACCAAACGTTGGACGCCTCCTTGACGGGTTGTATTCGTACCGTCGTGAGTATGACGAACGTATGCAGATGTTTAAAGATAAGCCGTTTCATGATTGGGCGTCACACCCGGCAGACTCAATGCGCTACCTGTCGGTGGGGTGGCACACAACCGCAGCAAGGACTATCGGATCAATGAACTTCGGAGTCAAAAGTGCAATAGGAAAATCAAAGAAATCACGTCGCCAGAACGCTATGGATACCTACCCTTGGATGTTTAACGAAGACGGAAGCCTACGAAATGGACGCCAGTGATATTGTAAAACGCTTTGATACCCTCGTATCTCTACGGAAGACCGTTGAGGACGTTTGGGATGTTATTAACAAACTAGTTGTGCCCTTCCGTGGCGACTTCTTCCGGGATATATCTACGGAACATGCGGTCACATGGAGGGATAACCGTGAAATATTCGACTCTACGGCGGTGGACGCTGCTGGTACTCTTGCTGCTTCTATTCATGGCTCTCTTACTAGCCCCGCTATTCGTTGGTTCGAACTGGCCTTTCGTAGTGAAGAACTAAACGACGACAAGGAATCTCGCCAGTGGCTTGAAGAGGCCGCGCACAAGTGTTTCTTGGCGCTCCAAGACTCCAACTTTAACCTCGAAGCCAATGAGACATATATCGATCTTGTCTCCTATGGTACTTCGATGATTATCGAGGAAGTCGAAGAGAAGAATGGTAAGTTCCAGAAACTGAATTTTCAGTCAGTCCCGGT